TCCGAGGACATCTAATAGTTCATACTCCCAGTTTGTAGCCGCCTGGTAGTCTCCTATAAGAAATTCTCTGTCAATCCAGTCATCATCCCCTTCCGTTATTTTGCAATATATCAGATCTTCATTCTTCGTAAGCTCTTTATTGAAGTCTGCGTATGTCTGCGCTCCAGTCGTAAGACTGTCTATAACAAGGCTTAAGGATTCAAACTCTCTGTAAAAATCTAAATGCACGTCATCTTCTGAATTCGGGTTGAGCTTCAATTCGTCCATCATCCCAGCTATCCAGTAGTAATTTCCGTCTTGCGTTTTGGATGGGGACTCAATGTTCATAATGTTTACAACGAGCAGTCTTGGAACACCCCCGTATTTACAAACAAGGATGTCCTCAGTGTATGGTGCCCCCACGATATGTTTGTGCCAGGCGATTCTTCCATGTCCATAAGTTATTGCGGAAATAGTACCATCGGCGCAAAGTATCCACATTATTTGAAAAGGGGAAGATTGATAGGTTAGGATCCTCGCCCCCGCCAGACATACATCGTCTGCAAGCTCTGTGAGGTTCGGGATATTATATCCGGACTCCTGCTCATTGAATGTCATCCCGAAGATAGTTTGTCCGTTAGTACCGGCAAAAAGGAGGTTTGCGTCTATCGGTTTAGCCACCGCTGTATTCGTGGGCTGACGTCCATACCATGTAAACTGCTCTATTGAGGAAGCATCTATGTTCCCGTCATTTAATAGCCAGACTCCCATATTAGTGCCAATGGAAAGGGTCTTCCACGGGACGATCCAGTTTATATAGTAATCTGCCGTTTCCGTTACATAACCTTGCCACCCCTCATTTGCAATAGGCGTCCCTGAATAGGAGAAATCAACTAAGCTCCCTACTTTAGAAGCGGCGATATATCCGGGATCATCGGTCGTTCTAGCGAATATCAATCTGGACTGATAAAGGCATACTACTCCTGGGCAGTCCGATCCTCCGGTAGCGCAAAAAGTTCCCGATGTTGTTGCAGGGGTACCTGGGAATGTCATTGCTTCAAGGTTATCGAGATCATCCCAGATAATCGTTGTGCTGTTTTTAATCTCAAAATATTGCGGCACCATGGATTCATGGGCCAATATGATGTAATGCTTCGCTCCTGCAACAGGTAGGATCGTTCTAATATCTACCCACTGTATATCCGGTAGCTCGCTGTCCGTGTACTGTTGCCAGTATCCAGCTCCCGCGACATTTTCTACGTCCTGCTCAACAAGCCATCCGTCTGTGAGGCGGTATATCTTCCCCTCGGTTAAGAGAAAGATGTCATCGTCGGCTTCCCCATTGCTCATGGTTATCCAGCGGCCCTTTAATTCGGAAAGTCCTTCCCCTATATCCTTTACAGCAGGTCTTTTCACAAGAGGGCCAGATGGCTGAACTATAAAATTGTGAGTTTCCTTTTGAAATGTTCTGTAGTTTTCTAAATCAAGACGACCTTCCGCTCTTCTTGAGGCATATCCACCAGCAAAAGACGGTATGTGATACATTTAGTTCCCCCATTCTTCCTCTACCTCGTACTGGCCGATACTCCTGGGATGCTTCCTTCCTATCCTGGACTCTATCGCTCTGGCATGCCTTAACTGTTTCGTGTATTTCCCATTTAAGAAGTTGGAAAGTTCTGTATTTTTTGTTATCTGAATGCATAACATTTCAGCCAACTTAAAAGTTATGCAACGCTCTACGTGCGGCGAATATTCAAGGGGATTCCTTATCCTCCTCGTGAATATAAGGACTGCATCTTCTATGTCGCAGTATATCGTTCTACCAGCAAGCTCAAATCCTGCATCTTTGTTACCGTCAAACCCCCTGGGGACTATACAATATGGATCAGCGGGAAGCTGATATTTATAAGTCCAGTCAGAAGATTCATTGTCCATCTCTGTAAGCTCTTCCCTCGCCCTGGCACAACCCCAATCATGTTCCGTGAGAACTTCATCCTTTACCGACTCCCATATTCGCTCAATGCTTGCGACAACGGGTTCAGCGGAATCCAAGGTTGTAATACTGGCGGCACCAGCTAATGCCAGGCCGCCATTGATTATACCAAGCTCGGTAGAAGCCACTTAGAGTAAATCCTCCGTGTTAGGAGCCAGGGCCTTACCCTTATACCCCTTATTTAAAAGCTTAACTCTTTGTTCCCATTCTTTATCACTTACGAAATACTTCTCGAAACCTTTAGGGGCTTTCTCGTAACGCTTCGTTTGGCGGTAAAGATATCCATCTATAAATGTGCGTTGTATACAGACCATTAGGCCCTCCTAAGTTTTAAATCACCGCCCCCATAAGGAGGCGGCTATAGGGATTCGATTATAGTATCTGTTACAGAGTAACAAATACGTCCATAGCTCCAGCGTCGAAGTTTGCATCACCCTCTGTGAAGGACACCTTTAACTCCGTGTACCCCGAAAGGTCTTTCGGCAAGGTGTAATCGAGAGCAATGAAACCAGCAACGAGTGAAGCGGCGGCGATGGCACCAGTTGTGTGAAAGGTTATCCAGTTTGTACCGTCGTACAAATTGACGTCTAACTGTAAGGTGTTTCCGGTTTCGTAGGTTGTCTTCACAACCGCCATCACTCTGACAGCCACGTTGTCATTCAAGAAATATATATTCTTGAGCGAGTCCGTAGTGTCGTATTCGTCAACGGCCCCAGTGTAAGAGAGGTCTTCGACAAGCATTAGTTCCTCATCTCTAGTCATGTCGGGCCTCCTTAAGACACGATCGATTCAGCAATGGAAATTTCGTCGATTATCTTGATGGGCATACCATCAATGTCGGCGTGAAATCCTTTGCCGAAAGGAGTATTGGGATCGAAGGTCACATTGGTTTTGTCGCTCGCTAACTTCCTGAGAAGCGCAAGTGCCTTTCGGTGCATGTAAATAACTGCGTTGTTCTGCGAGGGCAAACCGACTATTGCGTCTACCAATACATCGTACAATACATTAGAGCTTGCGTCAGTGTCGTCCAGGTCAACATTTACAATTACCTGACATGCGTCGTCGTCAGCGATACAGAGACCGCCATCCGCTGTGAACTTTGTCCTGTATACGTCATACAGTCCGTCCGTGGTTTCCTTGGTTTCCTTGGGCCTGGGGTCCATCCTGACCCCACCAGGCTCGCCATCGGGTGGATAGGAGACATACACTCCGTCCTGTTCATTCCAGTAAATAATGTATATAGAAGTCGCGTCATCTCCAGCGGCGGCTCCACCATCATGTACATTCCCAAGAGTAGTGGCGTTAAACCTTGCTCTTATTCCCGGGAAAGCGTCGGGTTCTTCGGCTAACGTTTCATAAATGAACGCTTCCGCAAACGACATTCCCAGTCCCGTTACAAACCCTATATCCATAGAAGTTCGGGCCATGGACTGATTCTTATACTTCTTTAGAAGTCTTTCATCAATCTCACTCCAGGAGATCAACTGTCCAATCTCCTCTCTCCAAACAGCTACGTGGCTAGCTTCAACGGGGGTTCCTTTGTTAATACGTCCCCACGATCCAGTGGGAAGGTATGTTCTGCGGCTAAATTCGTGGTAGGTCGGGCCATTAGATTCTACGAAAAGCATATTCTCGAACAACTGTACCTTGTTGTTGAGAACCTCGGCAATCTTTCGGAAATTACCAGAAGCTGTCTCCATAGCGGCCAGATCAGCCAGCGTCATAGCGCCTAGCAAATCTATTTCTGCCATGTTTTTCTCCAGAAAGCTTAAGATTTCCCTCTGTCTGTTCTGAGACGCCCCTGCCGGGTGGCCCTGCTACACGAGAAAGGTTATTAACAGTATGAATGATTTAATTGTAGTTGTCAAGGAAAGAAAAAAGGCGGCAAATGCCGCCCTATTATGGAAAATTTTCCATCTTATTTCTCGCTTGGATACTCAAAGGTCTTCGGAGTCTCTTTTTTCGGGTCAAGTTTTCCGGAACGACTGGGGCCAAGCGGAGTATCCACCATGTCTTTTCCGATTCTGTAGAGCCCTTCGATGATTTTAGGGTCACTTCCGAGTTCTCCATTCAGGACAGACTTCTCATCTACGGCAAAATAAGACCTTGCGGCCCTTCCGACCAGCTCCATGTTTGGGCCGTAGTCAGCCTCTCCCCATTCTTTCTTAAAGTGTGAGGCGACTTCCATATTTTTCTTCGCAAGAGCTTCCTCTGCGTTGATTTTTGCACCTTCTTTAACGTTTGTATATGCAGTTGCCACTGCTTTCGCTTGTGAGGGGGTCAATCCGTTGGCATGAGCGAGCTTCTGCAACTCGGTTTTGTCTTCGTCAGCCAATTCAGCCTCGAATTCATACCCTTCTGGCTTTTCCGGGACTCCAATAGCACGCATATAAGCGGAAAGCTCTTCGTCCGTCGCCTTTTCACCCGGAACAGGCACAATATTTTTCAGTTTCGTCTGCGCCTCGTATGCCGCAGTTAAAACATCGGGCAGTTTCTCATACTGCTTGCTCCACTGCAGCAACTCCTTGTTTGTTTTCTGCTCCCTTGAACTCTGCGCCATGTATTTCGGCACATCATCGGGGAGAGTTATCTCCTCCGGTTCTGCAGGGGGTGGATCTCCTCCTCCGCCAGGGTCATCTTCCGCTAACATTAGCATTGAAAACAGTCTGTTAAACCAGTCCATCTCTACTCCTTCCTATCTCTTAAGATTTCAGCATAAAATAGGCTTTTGACAATGTTTAGAGCATTGCCTTTCTCCCATATCCCAATATTCATCAACAGCCTTCTCGCATAATTCTGCAAGGCCTTGTCTTCATCCGTTATTGCTTCTGGATAAAACTTTAATTCCCCCAACATATGGGAGAGAACCCTTCGGCCACGCTCAGAAGCAAATAATTGTTTGTAGTCTTCGTTTATTTGATCCTTAAAAATTACATTTATCTTTTCTCTAAACCAGTCTTTCATTGAACGGACATCCTTGATTGCGGCTGAGGGGTGACTCCTGCGGAACCCATGGCGTCTGCCATCTGTGCGGAGTACTTCATTTCTCTTATCTTCTGAACCTCTTCCGGGGTGTGCATGAAATCGGCCTTATTCCCGAATGCATCAGCGAGAAAGTAGGAGAACTTCGTCATATCTATGGTATCTAGGATATCAGGGTTCACCCCCGCAATCTGCATAACGGTTGAAACGAAAGAGTTCACGCCAAGCATTTTAAAGCCTGTTCTCTGCGCCCTGGCGAGAGGTGATACATACTCTATTCCGATATCTGCGACTTGCCCGGGAGGAGGTGGGATTCTTCCAGCCCTCATTTCGATCTCCAGCGTCTTCTTCACTATTTTATCGATTCCCTCTTCCGTGAACCTGGAGATTATAGGGGTAATCATTAGTGCCTGCTCTCCCTGTCTTCCCACAATTTCCGTTGCCGTCATCTGTCTCTGTATATTGGTTAAAGCCAGGAAGAAGTCTACACGGAAATGTTTCCGGATCATATCGACTTTTGTCATCTGGACATCTTTGCCCAGGGAGAAGGAACCCCTCATATCCGCAGGAGTTATCGTTCTACCCGTGTCTTCGTAGTAAAACCTTCCGTCTGGCCTTATATCCTCTTCGCCCTCTGCTTCCGATGGAATGTTCCACATCGGGGATGCCTCTAACTGCGCCCTTTTGACAGTCTGCTTGGACATCTGATTCAAGGTAAGGATATCCTGTAAGGCGTCCATTCCCGGCGATCTGCCGTAAACCTCCGCGGAGTTTTTCATTATCCTGCACACGGCATAAGGCATTATGTTGTACCCGCCGTCTTTAGCTATATCGTTGGCCCCCTCCCTGTAATGGAAAGATGCATACTTTTTCCCCTTATAGGTTTTTTGCCCAGGGAATACGTCTGTGGTTGGATATATGGCGTGAATGAAGGTGTGCTTTGAACTCGGCTTTTCCTCACTGATTCTAATCAGGTCGGTATCTGTGGTGTCCTCTCCGAAATACTGCATGGCCTGTCTCGCCGACATAACATATTTACGATGGACGGTATCGGGCTCCCCCCAAACATTTTCATCAATATAGATTTCCATGGGGTGTCTCGTCAGGAAGGAAATCCTTTCATCGCCGAGGACCTCCTCAACCCCCATAGACATAGTACCTATGGAGCCGCCATCCAGGATGTACTCCCCGATGGACTTATAAAAACCGGATCTCCTGTATGCGTTATAGAGTTGATCCTCTGCAACGTGAAACCAGTTTCTCACATCCAAGGACTTCCAGACTTCCGGGTCTGGGCAAATAAGGGAAACCCATGGAAAATTTTCCCCGCACATCTGTGAGTGTATTCCATCGGCGAAAATCCTTAAGGCATCAATGGCTGTGCCGTCGTAAACCGTGGCCGCCTTCGCCCCCTTGTTATAGCTTGCGTTGTCTATCATCAACTGTCTCGACGGAAGTAAATACTCCGTTACCTCGGCCCAGCGCTCCTCGAACTGACGCCTATCCTGCGCCATCTCTGATTGTCTATTGGATATGAACTTTATTAGTTCTTCCCTGTCCATGATCTGCCTCCCTTACGATTTTTATAAGTGCCAGGGTCAGCATAACAATACTGACCATTATGGGCGCTTCCGCAAGGACGGGATCACTTATCCAAGCAAAGTCCAGACTTCCATGCCACATTACTAATATCAATATTATCACGCTAAATCCATAGTATTTCAACCATCTATTTCCGTAGAGCAAAAGGAAGCCGGAAAGAAGGGCCTCTCCCAATGCCCCGGACACCGAAGTGATATCGTGGCCGCCGTGAGTTACAACGTAGAACCAATGAAGCTCTCCTATATTTCCGGTCTCCAGAAAGTATCCCACTAAGTGAAAGAATTCATGGATTATATTAAACGCTCCGAACCCAGTGGCAATAATAAATAAAACTACTGGCCAATGCTTCATTGCAACACCTCCTTCTCCTCCAGGAGATTGCTATGAACGAGAAGCAAGCTTCTCATTTCCTTTAGAAGTGCCACCTCTTCTTTTCTGCCGTCACGCTCCATTACCTCCTGGCATTGTTTTATCTGTTTATTGAATCTCTTCACATTCTTTAAGAAGGCTATAATTGCCCAGTAAAGACTTTCACCTATCTGCTCTCCCGTTTTGTTCCCTATTTTTTGCATATCGCCTCCGTACCATTATACTACTATAGCTATAATAGGTTTGTCAAGCCCTTAATACATCATAATCTGCTTTTTGTCTCGGCTTCCTTGCTCCTACGTATTTCCGTAAGTACCTAAGTGCCATGATGACATATCGACATTCGTCATAGGGGTGATCCTCCATTCTGGTGTCGATGTCTTCCGGGTCGTTGGGATCATAAACTAATTTACCAATTGTTCTAATGAAGTGCTTATTCGTGCTGAACACCTCAAACCTTCCGGATCCGTCTTCGTTCCTTGATGATAAAAGATTATAGAAAGCAAGGTATCCCTGTTTCCTGTCGTTGTTTGCTTTCCTGCATGCGAGCCTGGGTCCCTTGTGATAGAACTGAAACCACTGAATAACTGACTCGCCGCCTTCCGAGCCAGTACCTCTGGTCTGCCAGCAGGAGGGGTCGGCGAACATAAGGTGAGATGGGTCTCCAGCGTTTCTCTCCGCCGCTTCCTCGGCAACCTTCTGGGCTGGCCATTTCAGCCCTTCGTTTTTCTTCCCGTAGCTTCCGTAGAATTCCTTATATCTCACCAGAGTTCCGTTCGGTTTTATGGCGTACCAACCCATGCTGAACGGTGTTGAGAATCCCCAGTCAAATCCGATTACTCTCTTCCAATTTGGGTCTATGGGATATGGTGGAACCACGTGCACATTGGGGTCAAAGGCGTCTAACGCCGCCCCCTCGACTCTAGTCCAGTCCCCGAATCTCCATGCGTTATATCTCTTACCTCCAACCATTTTTAACCGGCGCTCATAACCTGGGTCGTTACCAAGGAGTGCCGGGTTGTCGTCTAATGTGGAGGGGATGAAACACCGGGTCTCCTGACTCTCGGCGTCGTAGAAAATCGTATATGGGTCGCATACATCGATAAACCTTGCCTGCACCCAGGGGTGTCCTACCGTTCCCGGGTTTCCCGTGGCTCTGATTTTAACCGGGACTCCTTTCGCAGATCTCGCACAGGCGAAAAGGGTTAGATATACGTCATCGCTGGGCCAGTTCGTCAACTCGTCGAAACCCATGAAACTATATGCGTGGCCCTGGTAATTAAGGGTGTCGTTGAAGTTTTCCACGAACCGCATTTTAATGGTAGCCCCGGACGCAAAGGTGAAGGTTTTCCTCCCCTCGGCCCAATTCGCCATACCCGCGTACATAACTTTAGCCCTGCGGATAACCTCTTCTAATTCGGGATAAGACCTTCTGAAAATAACTCCAGCGTGATCCACTCCATAATCTAAATATTTTACAAACTCGGCTAGGAGCCAGTCCGTCTTGCCTCCACCTCTCGCTCCCCCGAAGAAGAGTTCAAAGGCGGGGCATTTAAGTGCCATGGCCTGTTTCGGATGCGGAACCCACTTCATAGCTCAACCTCAATGGGTTCATCGT